CGGTTGACCTCCTCCGGAGCGAGCATCCCGGTCGGGATCTGCTCGGTGGACGGCGAGTTGTGGAACGCGGCCCGGTACTCCGCCGTGGACCCGAGCAGCGACAACGCCTTCTCCGAGGAGATGACCCGCTCGGGGCGCGGCGCGCCAATGCTCTTCAGGTACTGGATCCACGCCAGCTCGTCGGTGACCGGGGTGGCCGCATCCGACTGGGACCACGGCACCGCGACCGCCGGCCGGTTCGCGGCCGGCACCTTCCAGTCGACGTCCAGGGCAACTCCGGGCAGGGACACCACACCGGTGGACAACATCTGCCCGGCGGCGATCTCCATGGCGGCCTTCGTGGCCTCCACGTGCTGTTCGAGGTCGTCGTAGAGCAGGTCGAGGAACTCGCTGGTGTCCTGGCCGCGGTCGACAGCGGACAGGATGATCTGGAGCTCGGAGAAGGGCAGTTCCTGGCCGACCCAGGGCAGCATGCCTTCGTTGATGACCTGCTCGGCACGCCGCCTGGCGAGCGACGGGGCGGCTTCCCACGCGCGGAACTTCGCCGCGTTCACGCGCCGCTTGCTGCTCTTCGTACGGAACTTGACGTTGTCGATGTTGCGTTCGGCAAACACCTCGCGGGTGAGGAGGTAGTCCTCCGGCGTGGTGATCGCGCGGATGAACGCCTGGATGTCCTCGGGGACGATCGCCTCAAGAAGCTTCTCAAGTGCCATGCGGGTCTCCTCCTTACCGGTAGTGGATGAACGCGGTCGTGTTCGCGGCGGCCGGGGGCGCGAACGTGACGGGCAGCTTCGACGCCTGCACCTCGCCGCGCCACAGCAGCGCACCCGCGGTCTTCGCAGAGCCGGGAGTGAACGCAGTCTCGGCAACCAGGAAGCCGGCGAGGATCTGCGTACCGTCACTGGCCGCGGCGTTGTAGGGCGCGTACAGGCCGGACGCGGTGATCTTGCCGAGCGGGATGCCGGACTTGATGATGTGGCGGGGCTGGTTCTGCGTGCCCACCGTGTAGTGAGTGCCTGCCGTCAACTTGCTGGTGTCGACGGTGATCGTCTGAGCTTCGTGGACGCCGTCCAGTGAAGCCAGCCATGTCCGGTCGTCGGAAACCGTCGTCGTGGTGGTGAGGACCTGGTAGTCGCTCACGATGTCTCCCTCGTGGTGCGGATCGGGTTCCTCCCGCGCCCGGCGAGAGTTGCAGGGGGCGGTGTCCACGAGATGACGGCGGCCGAGCCGCGCCGGGGCGTGGTCCCTGATCAGCCCGACCGACTTCCGGAAGGGCGTCCACGATTGGAGGGGCGTGGTCCCACAGCCATGTCTCGTCGACGTGGTCAGTCGCTGATGAGACCTCGCCGCCGGGCCATTTCGAGCCCCGCCGCCCCGCGCCGGGGTGGAATGGCTCCGCGCTTCGGCGGGCCGCCGGCGGGAGATCCGCCGGGAGCTGGCGGCACGGTTTCCCGGGTAGCGCCGAACAACTCGGGGCGTCGTTCCTTGAGCTGCGCAGCGGCAGCGGCGACAGCCGCCTCGTCGGCGTCGGGTTGGTCGTGCAGGGCGCGATCGATCAGGAGGACCGCGTCATCGAAGTCGTCCCCCGTCGCGCCGAGTCCTCCGAGGGCACCGCGTCGGATGGCGGCGCGCTCCTTGGCCAGGACCTGCGCTTCGCGTGTCTCCGCTGACCTCAGTAGCTCCTCGGCGGCCTGCTCGCGGCGCTCGACCTCGGTCAGCGCGGCCTGCTCGGCGTCGCGCTTCGTGGTGATGAACTCAGTCAGCGCCTCGGAACTCTCAAACCCGAGATCGCCGAGGAGCTTCTTCACAGCGGCCCGACCGCCCTGGGTCTTCTCTCGGGCCAGCAGCCGCGAGAGGTCTTCCTGCGTGACGGCGCCGTTCGGGGCGCCGTCCTCGTCGCCGGGCTTGTTGGAGTCGTCGTCGGGCGAGGCCCCGAGGATCGGATAGATCGGCCGCCCATCACGGCGGTGCCCGACCGGTTCAAGCGGGTTGGGGAGCGAGGGGCGCGTCATGCGTGAACCATCCACAGGTCTCCAGCGCCCCCGCGCCGTTGATCAGTTTAGCCGTTCCCGAACAACGAGCGAATCAATGATCGAAGTGGACTCCGGTACGGCTGGGACTGAACAATGCCGCCCATGCCTTTTACGGATCTTGCCGTGCTCGCGGTGGCGGCTACTAAACACGCGCAGGGAACTTCGTGGGGGGATCTGGCCCTCAAGACCGTTCCGATCGCCGCGTTCACCACCGCCTTGCTCGCACCCGTCATGGCCGTGCTCACGGCTCAACGGCAAGAGCGGGGGAAGCGCCGGGCAGCCGATCTCGAAAAGCTCCAGCTGGCTGTTCTCGCCTTTCGCTCCCACCTCATCCATCACCGCTCCCGAGCCTCCGTTCGGGAACACTATGACGAGGATTTCTTGCCCGACCTCGTGATCGAGAACTTCGTCGAGGAAGTGGTAAACAGCTCACTCAGCCAGGGGGATCGTCGGCAGGAAGCGATCCGGAGGGCGTTAGAACGGCTCGCAGGCGATAAGCGAGTGCGCATGGCAGAAGACATCGGGCTGGCCACCGCGAAACTCAAGAGCTCCAATGACCCTGACGACCAGGTCAAACGGCAGGACGCGCGGTTGGGTTGGTTCCAGCAGAACTACCTGGAGCCGGGGATCGTGGACCTTTCGGGGGTCCTGGATATGCTCAGCCACAGGCCGAGCCGAAGCACTCGCCACGATGCGGCGCTGGAGGAGGTGGACAGCCTCCTGAAGGCCGTGGGCATCAAGCGGCTTGGCCTCAAGGGGAGGCACCATCTTCCGGACGTAGCCTCCCTTCCCGACCCCGATCGCGCCTCTAGCTGACAGATCTAGTGGGGTCTACTGCGCCTACTCGGTCGAGCCACGGTCCGGAAGCAGCACCGATATGATCCCTTGGTCGGCCTCCGATAGACCGAGGTATTCCCGGACAGCGGCGTTGTCTCCGGTGGCGTCTGCGAGACGGGCTGCGGCTTCGAATCCTCGGGACTGGATTCGCTGAATCTCCTCTTGGGCATCGTCGATGGGGTATCCGGCGTCGATGAGCATCCGGACGCCGGTCTCTACGGACAGCACAGCGGCGCCTACACCCTTGACTACCTCGTCGAGGACTGCGGCTCGGTCGGTGGGGGTGTGCGGGCCCCACATCAGCCGTGCGGGCAATGACTCCCCTACGGGCCAGCCTTCGGCCTGTCCGGCTTGGTGGAGGCGCTGCACCATGCGCAGCAGCACGGCGTACTTGTGGTTACGGACCAGACGCATGGCGGCGACGAGAGAGTCGAGCGGGCCCAGTGCGAGCTGTAGTGCGTACCCGGAGGGGAGGGCGGTCGGGTCCAGAGTGCCGAGGCCTGCGGCGGTGAGGCGGCTGTTCGCTGCGATCCGGTCGAGAATGTGGTCGACGCGGGCACGAAGTTCGGCAAGTTGAGACGACGTGTCGAGGACGTCCATGCGCCCGTTGTCATTGAGCTGCCACACCGTCCCGGCCCGGACCTTCACCGGCAGCGGCTGCCCGGTGGCGCGGTCGATGGGTAGCCGGGCCCCGGCCAGGCCGATGATCGGCGAGCCGGTGGTGGCCGACGCGCCGGAACCGTCGGTGTCGGTCGCGGACAACTCGTCCAGGGCCTGAAGGACGGTGGCCACGGTCGGCTTCCCCCAGTGCTCTCCACTGGCAGGAATGCTGTTCGTGATGTGGACGACGGGTATGAAGTCCACCATCAGGTCGAGACTGTCGAGGACTTCGCCGTCCGAGCGGACCCTGTACCGGGCCTTGTGCATCGGCAAGTCGTACAGCAGGTCGGCGTGTGTGAGGTCGTCCAGGTCCCATTCCGCGTCGGTGAGGAAGCACGTCCACGGTGAGGGCCGGTTAGGCGCCCACGGGTAGGTGCGGGTGATGATGCCCGTGTCGGCGTTGCGTGCGTCGCCCTTCACCAGGATCGGGTCGCCGCTGTCGGTGTACAGGTACTCGCGTGCCGGGCTGCCGTCCTTCGCCGCGCCGCACCGACTGGCTGGATCGATCGGGCCGAGTTCGTAGGTGACGCGCCGAAGCCTCGTCTTGAGCCCGCGCCGTTTGTCCTCGGGCAGTTCCCACGCCAGGTGAACGCGTAGCGGGAACTCGGCTCCGTCCTGCTCGCCGTCCTCCGGCCACTCCGGGAAGTACAGGCCCGGATCCCAAGTACGCAGCAGGGCCCGGCCCTTCGCAGGTTCCCAGGCCAGGGTGTAGACGGCGTCGCCCAGCAGAATCGCGGTTCGCTCGGCCTGCTGAAGGCGCAGCGGCAGCAGTTCCTTCTCCGCCCAGGACCTCAGCTTGTCCTGTACGGCCAGCGCCGCAACTGCTTCGGCAGCCGGCTCGTCGTCAGTGTGCTCCGCGCCCGGGACACTGACGACCTGCTGGGAGCCGAGAAGGTAGCCGAGCGCCGTGTCGACCAGCTTGGAGGCGTCGCCGAGTTCCCTCCGCTCGACACCTGCATCGTCAGCGCCAGTCACGGCGGCGAACTGGCCAGCCTGGTTGGAGTCGTACGCGGCCAGGAGCCGGTAGGCGGCCAGGCGTCGCAGGTCCTCGTCCGGCACCCAGGAGCGGGTCAGTTCCGCCCAGGTGTTACGGCCCGGTCGGCGCGGGTCGGACATGGCTGGCTTGTAGTCCAGCCAGCTCCAGACGTCGGTGATCAGCTCGCGCAGGCCCACAGTGCCCCTCCGGCAGTCGGCCCCGCGCCGCAGATAGCCACCCTACGTTCCCCACACCCACACCAAGAGTCATGCATAACGAATTAATAACGCAAGGCGGGAGTGGGTGAGAAGTTTCGCACCGCTTTCATCCGATATGAGCGGTTTAAATGCCACCACAGTTCCCGTGACCGGGTAAAGTCACCATCTCCAGTCAAGGTGACTGAGGTAGCCTTCACGGCATGGGAGGTGAGGAGATGTCCGAGGATGAGCTGCAGATGGGCGAGGTAATAGCGCGGCATGATCTGCATGCCCGGTTCGGCGGTACCCCTCAAGGCGGTATCTCACCATCAACCCAAGCTCAGATGGTGATGGCCTTCGTCACCGAGCGGCCAAACCCAGATGACTTCACAGGGTGGGGGGAGGACGGAATCTTCCACTTCTCGGGCGCCGGCATTCACGGCAACCAGGAGATGACAAGGGGCAATCTGGCACTACTGCGCCACAAAGAGCAGGGTCGCGCGGTGCACCTGTTCCACCAACTCCCCAAGCAGGCGCACAAGCCCGGTCGGCTCTATCGCCACCTGGGCCGCTTCGAGGTCGACGCCGAGCAGCCGTACTACATCGCGGACGCACCAGACGCGAGCGGCCACATGCGGAACGTGATCGTCTTCCGGCTGCGACCAGTAGGCGCTAGCGTGCCGGAAGGGCCGCGCTTGCCAGTCACTCCGCTTGCTGAAACACGCATCACCCAGGCACCCGAGATCACCGTTACCGGTGTGCGCCGACTGCCTCAGGAATCCCCAGACGGCATTGTCGGACGCCTGACCGCCGCTTATGCGAGCCACCTGCGCGGTCTCGGACGGGAGGCCGTCGGCGCACAAGTGCGGGTGAAGGGTGAGACCAGGATCGCCCGCGTCGATCTTCTGGACGCCACCAAGAACAGGCTCATCGAGGTGAAACACAACTCCACCCGGCAGTCAGTTCGAGGTGCGATCGGCGCCCTGATGGACTACCGGCGCTTTTTCCACCCGACGCCCACCCTCACGCTGCTCGTGCCCGCAGCACCGAGAGAAGACCTCCTCGACCTCTGCGCGTCCCTGTGCATTGAGGTCGTATGGCCGACCCCTGAAGGAGGCTTCACATCCACCCATGACTAACGGCTGAGGCAGTACGCGCACTGCAATGCGCCGCCGCCTCAGCCGCCGTCTGGTTACCACAGGGGTCCTAGTCGCTGTGAGTAACCGTGTGCCCATGTCCAGCAAAGAACAGGAGCTACTCCATTATGTGCGAAAACAACGCCGCACCTGAAGTCACCAGTGGCCACGATGCCGCCGCGGCCCGGATGTACGGGCTCGCCCTGGTGGCCGGCGTACTGCTGATCGTCTTCGGGAACACCAGCCCGGTCGAGGCCACCGGGTTCGTTTCACCGTTCCTGGTGATGTTCGAGCAGCGCCGCTAGCTTGACCGTGTCGGCTGCCCCACCCTCAGGGCAGCCGACACCACACCCCGACGGCTGGCTCGCGCAGGCCCGCGGTGCCCCTCCGGCCGTCGGCCACGCGCCGCCTACGAGACGTCTCTTGTACGTCGGATCTCCGCAGTTCACAGCGCCTTGGGATCCGGAAATTCCGAGCAGCCTAAGGCTCCGGGGTCGAAGATTCCGTCATGAACAACAACCTGCCGGATGATTGGTCCCCAGCGGACAATCCGTACTCGATCGCGCTTTCGGAAGCGAGCTGGTGGCGTGCCACGGTCGCTTTGACCGTGGCACGCATGCACGGTGACGACGTCCCAGTCGGCTGGTTCAGCTCCCGGCAGATCGACGCACGGACGCTGGTCGTCGCACTGCGCCAGCTCCTCGGCGCGGTAAAGCTCGAACGGATCGCCCTCACAGACCTCGGCATGGATCCCGCGGTGATCAGCGCGCTCGATGATGCCGAGCAGGTCTTCCTTGACGCCCTGCCGAACATCAAGCACGTCCGCGACGGCCTCACTCACTTCGAGGACTGGGCCCGCGGCAGGGGCGGCGGGCCGCAGAAAGACGCCCGCAAGACCGCTGACCCTCGCGATGTAGCCCGCGACTTCTGGAGCTTCGGCTACGACCCGGCCGCCGACACCGTCACCATGGGGCCGTTCACCATCTCCGTCAGCGCGGCAGTCCCCGCCGCCAACGCACTGTTCGATGCGATCTACGCCGCGACACGCGCGGTCGACCAGCGGAGCACGGCCGAACTACGGGGCCAAGTTGTCCAGGCGCTGACCGACGCGACGATTTCCTGCACGCCCCCGCAGGGCCCGGTCCTCGTCTCGCAGGGCCACGACATGCGGGTCTGGCTCTCCCTCAACCTCAGCAGCGTTCCGGACGCAGAACTCAAGGAACTGGCAGAGCGCGTTGCCAGGGTGATGGCTCACGCCGGGCTGCGACTAACGTCCTCCGCGTTTCCGGAAGCACAGGACATCGCTGCCCGCCTGGTCGCTGACGAGCCGCTGCGTGTGGAGAGGAACAGCCCGTAGATCGGCAAGTCCCCAGGCAGGCCACCGGGGGCCGTATCCACATGGGCCGTTTCCTCTTGGGGCCGTTTCCGGTCGAACGTCTGCCCTCGCCAGTTCAGCGGCGACCGTCGAAGCGATCGTCATCGGTGTCGGTGGGCAGGGTGTCGAGTTGGTCGGGGTCGGCCAGTTCGGTCAGTCCGTGGACGGCGGCGTCCATGCGGTCGGGGCTGTCCATTCCCTCGACCCAGGTGACCATCTGGCCTTCCAGGTCGGGGTATTCGCCGACGTGGTGTACGAGCTGCTGTTCGTACAGCTGGGCCACGGGAGCGGCCCGCAGGCGTTTGCCGACCTTGGCGGTGACCTCCAGGATCATGGGCATGAGGAGCCCCTGAGTGACGCCTTCGCGGCGCAGCTGCTCCCATGCCTGGGTGACGATCTGCCGCGCCATGTCGCCGCCGTAGTTCTTCTCGACCACGATCGCGTCGGCCTTGAGTTCGAGGGCGAGACGGCATGCGGCCAGGCCCCAGTCGTTGGCGCCCATCGATCCGGATCGGTCGGCCAGGACATACAGCTGCCGGTCGAAGTCGCGGCCGACGCCGATGACGCCCGTCTCGTCGCCGACCGTGGACTCTCCGCCAGCGGGGTCGACGGCGACGACGATGCGCGCCATGTCGAGGCCGGAGAACTGGACGGCGTTGATACGGGCGGTCTCTATCCACTCCCGCTTCCAGACGCCTCCCTCCGGCGGACGGGGCTTCTGCAAGTAGAGGGCGGCCCAGACGCGTTCGCCGACTCGCTTGCGGGTCTTGGCGTGGTGGGTGACGTCGAAGCGTTCGGGCCACAGCGCCTCGCCAGGAGCGCGGCCGAGCGGGTCGTCGAGACCGTCGGCGATGGCGGGCAGGTCGATGACCCGCCAGGCATCGCGCTCAGTGGCGAGGATACGTCCGGCGAGGTCGTCTTCGTGCCACCGGGTCTGGATGAGGCAGATAGCGCCGACGGGTTCGAGTCGGGTCTGCAGTACCGAAGTCCACCAGTCCCAGGCGCGCTTGCGCATGGTGGGGCTGTCGGCGTCGGCCATGTCCTTGACGGGGTCGTCGACGATGGCGATGTGTGCGCCGCGTCCGGTGAGGCCGCCGCCGATACCGGCCGCGAGGAGGCCGCCTTCGCCGCCGACGATGTCGAAGCGGTTGGCGGCCTGGCTCCCCGCCTTGAGTTGGATGCCGAGGTCGTCGCCCCAGGTGTTGATGGCGTCCCTGATCCACCGACCGTGGTCGTCAGCCAGGTCGGCGGAGTAGCTGGCGATCATCATGCGATGGCCGGGGTTGCGCCGCAGGTACCAGAGGGGCGCCCATCGGGAGGCACGTCTGCTCTTGCCGTGCCGCGGTGGCATGGTCAACATCACCCGGTCGCACCGACCCGCGGCCATGTCGATGAACGCCTGGTCGATGAGATCCAGGTGCGGGGCCTGCATCTCGCGCCCGCCGGTGAGGATGGCAGCGAGCGCGCCTGGCGAGCGGTCCATGGCGAGTTGGCGTTCGACGCGTACCAACTCGGCGCGCAGCGTGGGAGATGCGGCGCGTGCGATGGTGCGGCGCTGTGCCGGTGGAAGAGTCTTGTAGTGGGCTTTGACGCTTTCGTGGTCGCGCGGGGTCATTCGCCGTCCGGATCGGTGAGCGCGATCAGGGCGTCGAGTTCGTCGACGGTCACGTTTTCGACCTGGACCGGTCCGCCGTCCGGGCCGGACAGTTCCGTACGGACGGGCATGTCGAGGCCGAGCAGCCGTGCGCGGCGCTCCATGATCCGCAGGGTGCGGTCGATGGCGGCGAGGTCCTGGTCGCGGACGGCCTTCTTGTAGGCGACGAAGAAGAGCCGGTCGAGTCGATCGGCTTCCAGCGCGCGCAACTCGTGTACGTCGTCGTTGAGTTCGGCGCGGCGGTCGGCGAGCGCGGTGCGGACGTCCCGGCAAGCGGCGTGAATCAGGGCCTCGTTGGTGGGCGGGTCCTGGTTCTTGCGGTACCGCTCTACTCCGTAACCCTGCGGGTAGGCGATGCCGTCAGAGTTGACGGTCGGATCGGCAGCGAGCTTGCGGGCGATCGTCAACCAGTCCACGCCGGCGAGGCGTAGATCGATGGCGTCCGAGCGGCGGCGCGCGATGGCCGCACGCGCGGCTCTGTCGGGGCGTCCCACGGCGGGGGTCCTTCACAGCTCGGGTGCACCCCCGCGCCCGAGCTCATGATCCCACTTCCGTCCCCACTGTGCGCGTCCTAACTTGACTCTGTCGGGGGTCTTGGAGTTGCCGAGGTCAACTGCCCAAGGTTCGCCAGGACTTCGGCCGGGGTATCTCGCGCTGGTCGAAGTAGCTCTGGAAGGCAGTCGGCCGGTGGGGCGTGGGTGAGGGTGAGGGTGCTGGCCCCTGCTGGATCGGTGCCGAGCAGGTCGGCGAGCCCGCTCAGCGCGACACGCCACGCTGAACACCGGGGCCACGCGGGCGCAGAGTCGGGCCAGGGCCGCCTGCGGAGCCGACTTGGTCCACTGGCCGATTGCCGTGAACGAGGGGGCCTCGGCCCAGTACGGCGGAGCAGGCGATCAACAGCCCGCTCACGACAAGTGGCGCCTCCCGCGCCGGTGGCGCGGATCTGCCAGCGTGTCTGCGATAGATGCGGAGCGCGCGGTGCTGACGCGAGGACGACTTGTTCAGGCAGACGCTGGCAGACTGGCGGCGCATCGAAGCCCCGGTTGGAGAAGGCGACTTGGCAAGGTCACCCGTTCAATTGAAGCTTCGTTGCGTACGTGGCAGGTCACCGATACACCGTCGCACGGCCGTGAACTGCATAAATTCATGAGACGCAGGCCTCTGAAACCGCCCTGCCCTATACCCGCCTTCAGATTCGAGGAAAAAGCTCCTCGGTAACATGCGTAATAAAGTGATCGTGAATAACTTGATAATCGCGATCTTCTTGATTCCATAGTTTGTACCCATACCTGGCTGAAAGGATATTTTCCCGTACAGCTTGCACGTGGGTCCGCATATGAAACCGCCGTTGGGCGGATCGCATCAGCCGCTCCCCCTGAAGCTCGTCCTCATTCCATGCCGATAGGCATGCGAGCATCAGCATCGCCGAGTAGAACGATTCGAATGCCTCCGTCGCTCTGTAGGCGGCGATGGCCCCAGAGTGTCCGGCCCAGCGAAATTCTTCTCTAGCCTTCAACGGTAGCGCGGCCAACTGCGCTACCTCAAAACCCTCTTTGAGGTCCTTCCCGATTCGGCGCTGCGACGCAATGTCGGCTCCGGCAATCGTGTGGAGCCTGAACAGCCCGGGCGTATGTTGAGCCTTACCCGCTTCTGCGATGGTGGCGTTGAGACTGGCAGTGAACGTGGCACGGTCCGCTTCCACTTCCCGCTCGTCATGCCATGAAGAAGGCGTTTCAGATACCCCGTCGCCTACAGGAAGGTCATCTTCTGGAATTCCAATGAGGTGACCACCCTGAATGTGGGCCATTTCGTGGGCCAGCGAGAATCGCAGGGCCGCACTCCAGACAGCCCTAGGCTGGCTCACTGGGTGAACCCAGGCACTTGCATTTGTCATTTCATTCATGCGCTCAAGGAAACTCTGGATCCTGCGCCTCCCGATGGAGATCCTACCGAGTGGCATCAACAGTTTAGGGTCGTATTCTCCAACCGCTTCAAGCCAGATCTTCTCGTCGAAAACCCCCTCGAGTAGCGGCAGGAATGCAGAGGGAACTCCCTCAATGAGGGGCTTAACTGAACCCTGTCGATTAACGCCAAAGGACAGGAGCTTCAGGTAAGCAAGAATGATGACGTCAAGGACAGCACTGGCGTTCGGATCCACTGCCACATGCGTCTCTGTGACGTTTCTGTACGCCACCGAGAGATGCCATGCTATATCTGTGGTCAAACTTACCACGACCGGCGATATTCCGATGATATATCCCGGAGAATCTCCCGGATTTTCGAACACCTGGGACTCTAGAGCGAAGGATGGGAGTAGAAAAGCCTCCACCTGGGACGCCATTTCTCTGGCCGACCGGCTATCCTCCATCCAGGAGGCCATAAGGAGGCGGTCGAGCTGGACGCGCACATCGGAGTTCCATTCGAAATGCCGCTCCCATCCGATGGCAGCGTCACGATTCGACGTCCATGCCTTTATGTATCGGGGATCATGGAAAGCACGACACAGGCTCAATGCTTCACGCGCCAGGTCGGGATTCTGCACGTCAGCGAAAAGTTCGCTCACTGGATATTCGCCCGCGTTGCTCAATTCGCACCGGCCGATCCATGCTGCTCAGCCTGTCCGCTGGCAGCACTCCGGTTAGTAACAGCAGAAATCAGGGATTCCGGGACTCCCTCCCCGTCACGGAATTCTAGTTCTCCATCTTGGGATCGGATAACTACCATTCCACGAGGGAGGTCGGGGTCAGCCCTGATTACCAGCTGTTGATCCAGCGCGTCGATCACAACGCCACGGCGGAGTGTGCGACGAAGAGCATTGATCACATACACCACAGCATGGGCACCTGCGGTGGCGGTGATCAGCGTCTCACCAAGCGAGGCACTGCCTCGTGCGTATACCGACCTAGGCTCCAGCCCTACTTCTCGGAGTGACGATAAAAAGTCCTCCGCAGAATTCTCTACGACTGAAGCAAAAAGGCGTAGTCGAATCACTTCCCCGGACACCGGTCCCCCAACTGTGCGCACATGTGTGGTTACACACTGACAGGCCAGCCTGCTCTCCGCCAGTGGATCTGGAGAAGAACTATGGTCGCGTGACGAACGCTTGTTCGCCTGGGTGACATGTGATCCTCTCGCGGCCCCTCGCCGTGCCAACGCGCGGACAGGATGATTCTGAATGGGTCAGGACCTGGCGGGGGCCGAGACTGCTTCTCGGCCCCCGCCGAGGTCAGATCAGTGACATCTGCTCGCCATCGCCGGGTCTCTTCGGAGGCAGGTACTCGGGTGGGGCGTGCGGCGCGTTGCGCTCCGTTCGGAGCCACCAGGCGAACTGATAGTTGCGGCAAGTCCGGAAACGCAACGACTTCCGGCGCGGCTCGTTCTCGGGGATGTCGTGCTCGCCCCATCCGGTGATGGGGCGAGCGTTCTCCAGGTGCACATACAGGCCCGGAACCAGGGCGGGCCCCTCCCACTGCTCTCCGGGTGCACCCTCGAAGGCGAGGTGCGCGTTGTCGCTCCACTTCCACGGGTTGGGCAGCGCGCACAGGTACCAGGCCAAGGGCGGGTTACTCTCGGGGAGTTCGATCGCCTGGTGCCGGCGACGGACGTCCAGCCGGGGACGGTCGGGCTGGCCGAAGCTGCGCAGGCAGTGTTGGTCGAGGGCTACGTGCCGCACTCCTGCCAGCCACATGATGTGGTACCGAGTTCGCGATTCCATTTGGACCTTTATTCGCTGCGACATCCGTTCCCCATTTACCCGTTTCAATTGGCAAGAGATTTATTTCTCTCTACTACCAATTTTATCAAATTTCCCACCAATTCCAGATGCCTGTCATGCCGGAATCCATTCGGGTAAGGCATGTTGAATTCCTCTTCGAATGCCCTCTCGTATTCCTCCTTGGGGAGCGCGATGGGGCGGCGGCAGGTGGCCTTGATGTTCGAGCCGCTGAGGTCGGTGACCTGCACGTCCTCGAAGTAGCGGCGGAGCAGTGGCTCCAGGGTTTCGGGGGTGTGGAAACGCAGCTTCTGCCACTTCCCCTTGACGAAGTTCATCTCGACGTTGTCCCCGTCGAGGAAGCTCATCTTGGTGGTGGCGGTCTGGGAGGTGACCCGCTTGGCCTGCTCGTCCCTGAGTTCGCGGGCGAGGTTGCGGGTGCCGAGGCACACGACCCCGTCCGCCGAGCAGAGGGCGTTGACGGTGTTCATCACCCAGTGCTGGTAGTCGAGAGTGGTCGTGGCGTTGATGACGGAGTCGAGGACCACCACGTCGTACAGGCCGTTGGTCTGGATGTCCTTGTCGATGTCGCGGATCATGCCGACGACGGCGCGGATGTCGACAGCGTACGAGCCGTCCCGGCAGCGGTAGGGCTCGTAGTCGTGGATGTTGAAGCCCTTGGCGCGCAGGTGCTTGGCGTAGTCGCCGTACCCGGCGCCGAAGTCCACGACCCGGTGGGTGGGCTTGAGCCAGGGCGTGACCAACTGGTCCCAGGTCTCCGAGCCGTAGGCGAGCTTTCCAGCCTTGGCCTTTGAAGAGAACTTGCGAAGCCTCTTGGGCTGCACGATGTGCTGGTTCCACACCGGGGCCTTGCCCTCGATGGCGGTCCAGTCGTAGACGCCGTACTCGCCGGTGAGGTCGGCGTGAAGTTGGGCGGCGTCGGCCGACGTGACGGTCCAGGCAAGGAGGTCGAAGCGGTTGATGGAGGCGACGACGGCGTATTCGGCGTTGAGGACGATGCGGCCCTGGTCGTCGATGACCACACTCCCCCAGGGGCCGTGGCCGGCGGTCATGTGCCCGATGGCGTTGACGAAGGAGAGATTCTTCCGTTCCGCGACCCGGATCGACTGCCATGGAATCCACGACCAGGCGCCGATGACGCCGGGCTCGGCGTAGACGACGCTGGCCTCGGTCTCGACTCGGTTGTGCAGCAGGTTGAACTGGATCTCGTCCTGCAACCTGACCTTCGTGCCGAGCATGACCGCGGGCGTGTGCGTCAGGCCGATGGCCTGGAGGCCCTTGGTTCTCTGGTGGCCTGCGACCAGCGTGCCGTCGGCGTTGAGGATGACGGGCTTCACGACACCGTGGCGGCGTAGTGACGCCTGAAGCCTGACGAACGCGTCCTCGCTGAGGCGGCGCGGGTTGTAGTCGGCGGGGCGAAGCCGGTCGAGCGGGTACGCCTCGTAGAACGTCGTGGTGGGCGCGCTGCTCATGCCGCCTCGCCCTCCTCGTGGGCGTGCTGCAAGACGTGCCAGCCGAAGCCGAGGTCGCTGTTGGTGTCGTCAACGAACTTCGTGTAGATGGCGTTGAGGGCTTCGACCTCTTCGGAGGTGATCCTCACCCGCTTGGACTCCCACTGGAGATAGCCCCATTGGAGGTAGTCGACGGTGGCTGCGGCACCGGTGCCCGCGCCATCGGAAGTGAGTTCCAACGTCTCGGGAAGAGAGGTGTCGTCGAGGAGCCGGTCTACGCTCTCGCGGTCGTAGCCGGTACCGGCCAGGTCCGGGATCTCGGAGAGGATCTCGGCCAGGAGCACGGTGTCGTATCCGGCGAGGTCGTTGGTCCGGTTGTCGACGATGACGATGCGGGCCGCCGCGTCGTCGTCGACGTCGACCCAGGTGACGGCGATCTGCTCCCAGCCGAGCTGCTGGGCAGCCGCGTATGTGTGGTTACCCGCCAGGATCTCGTTGTGGCGGCCCGTGTGGGTGCCCTTGTTGACGACGATCGCGCGGTACTGGCCGTTGACGGTCAGCGATTCGGCGATCGAGGGGAGGTCACCGTTGCGGGGGTTCCGGTAGTACGGAACGAGGTCCTCGGTGGGGACGGCGAGCGGCAGGAGCAGTTCGGGGATGTTGGCGGGGGTCGGGGTCACTGGGCGTCCCTTGTGTAGGCCGTTCCCCGCGCCCTACAGCTAGTTCAGACTAGACGATCACGCCGAGCCGCGGCGGTCGCCGGGGCGAGGGTTCAGCCGGTCCGTCAGTCGCCGACCGCCCACCCATCGCTGAACGTGGTGGATGGCGGCGGCCACCAGCCCGCAGGCGGGGAAGGCCACGAGGCTGGCGAGAAGGACACCGCCACCGCCGAGCTGTACGACGACCCAGGCGGCAACGGCGATGGTCGCCATGAGCAGGACGGCCATCGCGTCGGCGGCGAAGCGGAGGAGGGTGTGCATCACCGGTTGTTGCAGCCGCAGATGCCGGCAGGCAGACACCAGGAGTCACAGGATCGGCGCCACACCGCACCGGGTACGGGAGGTGTCCGGCGCTCCGGCTCGGTGGGCGGTGCCTGCTTGGCGGTCATGCTCCATGTCACTTTCGTCGCCGGGGAGTTGTGGCTGCTTCGAGTTCCGTGAGGTGCCGGGTCGCGTCTGGATCGGGGTCTGCTGGTACTTCGAGGCCCGGGTCACGTTCTGCGAGGGCCTTGATCGGCGTCCCGTCCCGCTCGACGAGGAGACGTTCGTACAGCTCGCGATCCTCTGGGTGCCCGGCGAAGCCCTCTGTGTTCATGGCTCTCCTGAGTGCACGGGGACCCGCCCCCGGCGTGAGGCGGGGGCGGGTCCGGTCGTGATCGTGGATCTTGGCGACGCTCCGGTGGCTCCGCTCAGGTGCGGGGCCGGTGCCTGGCGGGTTGGGCGCGGGGGATTGGCCACCCGCCAGGCACCGAAGGGGAGTGCCGCATGCCACGGCACGTTGGTGAGCCGGTCCCTCGGCTGAGGCCGCCCTCACCAACGAGATCGACCGTATCACGCTCCAGTGTTGGGATCTATCTCTAGCCATGGTGCAGCCCCGTACTCGAACCCGTCGAGGGGTGCTGTGCCGTGGGCCGTCGGCGCGTCAGTGAAGAACAGCTCCTGTTGGGCCGCTGCGGGCCTCGCGGTGAAGTCCTCGGGCCTGAGCGCCTGAGGGTTGAAGCGTGGAGGCGGCGCGGCCTCGCGGACCGGGATGACGGCGATCACGGTACGCACACCCACGACCGGGAAGGCGTCGTCAGGCAGTTCCGTGATGGTCCCGCGCACCTCCTGCACGCGGGCCCTGAAGTCCTTCGTCAGACGGTCGGTCCGGAAGGTGAGGCTGCCGAGCATGACCGCGACGACCAGGCCGCCCGGCTGAACGAAACGCAGTGCCCGTTCAACGTGCCGGATGTCCTGCCGGTCAGCGAACGGCGGGTTCATGATGACCCGCTGGTAGCGGCGCTCTACCTTCACGCTGAGGAAGTCTGCGTTCACGATCTCGCGGGCATACCCGCCAGCGCGGAGGTGCTCGGCGCGAGCAGTGTCGAGTTCGATGCAGTCGACGATGACACCGCAGGCGGCGGCAGCCTCGGCGATAGCACCACGTCCGGCCGACGGCTCCAACGCCTCGCAGCCGACCTCGAGTTCGGCCAGGTCCAGGAGTTGTTCAACGATGGGCTCTGGCGTGGGGTAGTACCCACACTCGGCATCGGTGACCACCTGCCCCGTTGCGAGCAGCCCGGCGACGGCAGTAACGGCGGCGACCGGGAAGATGTGGGCGCGCCTGTAGCGGTTCCAGGTGCCACCGACGGCGTGAAGGGCCAGATTGACCCGCTCGTACAGGTTGCGGTCGAGCTGGCCCCGTAGGCGGAGCGCCGAGCCATCGACCTCGGCGGAGCTGATGACGTCGAGAACGTCGGGATCTATCTGCATGGTCGCCCCCTCACTCACTGCCGGTCTTGGTCTCGGCGGCGAGCAGCGCCGCTTCGAGCTCAACCAGACGGGCCGTGACCATGAGGTGGGTGCGCACATATACCGAACTCCCGGCACCCTTCATCAGGTCGGAGGCGGCAATCAGGGTGAGGTTGTATGCCTCGTTCAGGGCGGCCCCGTCGTTGTCACGGCGCGCCTTGAACAGGTGCGCCGCAGCCTCGCGGACGAGTTCGGCCACGTCGGAGTCGTACTCCTCAAGGGCGTTGGCCGAGGCCGGCACGTCGAACAGGTTGCGGTTGATGTTGCGCATGGACTGGATGTCGTTCATCACTGTGGGGCTCCAGGCAGAAGGGGGCGGCCCGCTGGGGGCCGCCCCGGGATGGACGGGTCAAGCTGCGACGGCGACCGGCTCGGCAGCCGCCTCGACCTCGGCGTCGCCCTCCTCCGGCGCTGCCGGACTCTCGGGCTCCACGTCGGCGGCCGGGGTGACCTCGGTCTCCGCGTCGACGTCGACAGCCGGGGCGGCCTCCGGCTCCAGGGCGGGCGCGACCTGTGTCTCCGCGTCGGCGTCGCCCACAGCCGGGTCCACGTGAGCGAGTACGGCGTCAGCCTCGGCCACCAGGTCGGGCGCTGCGGCGGCGGGGTTGACCATGATCTCGCTGGCGTCGGCGTGCGCCTTCGCCTGACGGAGCTGGAACCGGGCCTTCTGTACGACGTCCGCGACCCGGTCCATCTGAGCAAGACGCTTGCCGACCTCCCCCGCCAGGGCGCGGGCCAGCTCCACGGGGTCCGCCTTACCGATGCTGTCCAGCAACGCCCACATCCCCTCGATGGCGTCGAGGTCGCTCTTGGTCTTGGCCTGCGCGCGACTCCGCTCGGCCTTCTCCTCGGAGGTCATCTCGTCGACGTCAACCATGGAGTCCTGCGTGGCCGCCGTCTCCTGCTTGCGCATGGCGTAGGCGATGTGGACGAGCTCGTTGTCGCTCTTGTCGCCCTTCTTCCAGTCCTGGAAGACCGCCGCCTGGTTGTCCTTCGAGAGGGCAGCGATCTGGACGGCGGCCTGGGTGCCGATGTGCCCGAGGTCGACGGCCGCCTGGATCTCCGGGCGCAGGGCAAGCAGGGCCAGGCGCTGGTTGACGAACTGGACCGACTTGGAGAAGGTCTTCGCGACGGCGGGAACCCGGTCGGAATCGCCGTCGTACTTGTCGTCCAGGACCTTCTTGAAACCGCGCGCCTCCTCCAGCGGGAGCATGTCCTCGCGGTTCAAGTTCTCGGCCATGGCCTTCTCGAAGGAGTCCATGTCGCTGATCTCGGCCCCGCCCTCGGGCAGCAGGATCTTCGCCTCGATGGTGATGTTGTCCGCGAGCTCGTTGGCACGGAAGCGGCGCTCGCCGGCCACGAGCTCGTACCCCTCCGCCACCTTCCGGACGACGATCGGCTGGAGCAGGCCGTGCTCCTTGATCGAATCGGCCAGCTCCTTCAGCGCGCCCTCGTCGAAGGTCTTGCGGGGCTGGTTCGGGTTGCGGTGGATCTGGCGCATCTTCAGGGCGGCGAACTTGTGCGACATTTCGATCTCCAAGGGGTCGGTGGGGGCTTCTTCTTTCCCCCTTTCTTCTGGTTCTATTCTATATGCATTCGGGAGGAAGATCTACAATTTTCGAGGAAGTTTTTGCAGGTCAGACGCGTGAGAGCGGATCCCCTCGGGACCCGCTCTCCGCTACTCGCGCAGATCAACTTTAGGCAGCACCCCCACGGGCCCCATGCCACCGCCGACCCGTTTCGGGTCGACGATCGCTAGAGCCCCCAACACGGCGAGCGCGACCTCGTCGCCCAAGACAACGTTTCCCCTTTCACCCGACTTCTCCAGTCGGACCAGCACTCGATCCAGCTCGATCCCCACCCCGTACCCTCCCGCATTGCGGCGTTCCGCCTCCTTCACGGTCACGAATCACTTAGATCCCCACACAGGCGAGTTCATGGCGCGCACCGAAGCCCCATGGGCCGCCTGCGGCTGCCCCCGGGCGGGACCGAGGGAGCTGGCGACCTCAACAGCCGAACACCCCCTGCAGCGCACGCCTTCACCGATCTCACTACGGACATCACCTGCCGTCGACCAACACAGCCGACGCGCTGCACCACCAGCCGCAGACGCAAGCCTTGCGTTCTTGGCGCCCGCAAACATGGCGGCCCCCGGCAACGCAGCTGCCCGCGCGAGGCTCAAGCCCAGCCTCCGATCCCTTCCCTCATCCAATCTCAAGCTCTGCCAGCGGGAACTGGCCCATCGGCGCCCACCCGCCCCAAGTCCCACATAATGAACTACCTCGCCTTAACTAGACCAGAGAGCCCATCAGTCGAGGCCAGTTCACGTGAAGGTGATGCACACGCTTGCCTCACACGCCATGAGGCACCTAGGCAGCACCCCAAGGTGTTCTTTCATGATCAAATATTCGGTGTGATGCATACCGCGAGCCAGCCAACCCACTTCGAATGACCGAAATGTACTGCACCAGAACAAGCCTTCCTGGTCTTAAATAAACGTATCGGTCTAGTCCAACGAAGCCAAGTGTGGAAGCCTGACGGGACGGCGTCAAGCGATTGATCACCGAGGGGGCACGAGTGTTACTCACCAGTCCAGGGGCGCGGCGCGGCGCGGGCCACGAACCCTTCCTGCGGCGGATTGCGATCGAAGTACGCTCAAGGGCGACGACCGCAGCGGCCGTCTCGCAAATGGCGCTCGACGCCCTTCTCGCACATGCGCGAGCCAAAGCGTCGCGCCACGCCGGATGCCGACGTCGCGATCCCGCTCCACCGACGTTCTCTGCGAATCGCGCGGGCGGAACCCACTCTCCCCTCCGTGACCGTGGAGGAGCAGTGGCCGCAATCGGGGACCCGTCCAGCGCCGCGTACACCGTTGATGAATCGGGTACTCTCGGCGAGTTGATCAACGCATACGTGATCTGCCCAGCTAACTGCGACACGCTGGAGTTTCTGTCACAGAGAACTCCGAGCGAGCTAGCGAAGCTCGGTAAATGCCCGATGCGTTGCGGAAACGATCTCGAATGGGTGCCCATTGAGTGGATTAAGGTGTGATGTTCGGCTGTAACCCCGACACCCCCTGAAGAGATCCCAATAGGTCATGAACGGAAGACCGAACAGCACCCGATAGAACCGCCCGTACCGCTCACTCCGGGACTGAATTTATCGAAAGGCAAGTGCGAATGGAATCGAATCCCTCGAATGCTCCGCGCCGGCGGAGGCCTCAACAACGCGGCATCGACACAAGGGCTCGGATCCTGGATGCCGCAGGACAGGTCTTCCTGGAGAAAGGCTTCGTGGGGGCCAGCATTGCCGACCTTATCTTTGCTGCAGACACGAGCAAAGGCGCCTTCTACGGGCACTTCAAGCCCAAGACCGCAAAACTTGACGTCGCCAAAGCCATCATGACCAATACGCTCACGATGGACGGACTGAAGCCACAGAAGATAAAATTGCAGGAAATAGTCGACGTCGGAATGATCCTGGCATACAGAGTGGTCACCGAGAGTTCTTTTCTCGCGGCATTGACATTGTCATTCCAGCACGACGCACATAAAACCTATGGCACCCCATGGCCGGAATGGATCAAGTTCAACACCAGTCAGTTGGCCGAGGCCCAGAGGCGCGGCGAGGTAAGACCACACATCATTCCAGAGACTTTTTCGTACCAAATCGCAGGAACATGGTCGGGTCTAGTTCTCACCGGGCGGGCTATCGATGGCGGGCTGGACGGTGTTCACGAACGGATTGCGTTCAGCTACAGGAGCCTGATGGCAGCCATCGCACAACCGGAGGTTATTCCATTCATAGACTTCTCAGCAGGCCGTGGAGAGCAGCTCTACACGGAGTTCCTTGAGGAATCCAAACGCTTGCAAGCCTCCCAGCGAGAGTCACGCTAGCTGTCCTGGGGCGCCGGGAGTTCGTCCCCGGACTGGGAACGAGGGCGCCAATTCGCCTGGTAGCTCGAAAGGCCGTGCGATCCGGACATCGCGATCGCACTTCCTCGAAAAGTCCGAGGTTGGATAGGCGGCTCACCTCGCGGGTGACAGCATCAGCCGCCTGACACACCGGACAGCCCGCGCCAGTGAAGGACGACTCGCCCCGGCTCGATCGTCCGGACGCCGCGGGCGCTGGCGGGGAACACCTCGATCTTCTCCAAGAGAAGCAGCGTAATGCCCCTCTTCGATGCGGTGGGTGCAGAGTTCCACCACTTCACCAGGTCCTTGGCATGGCCGAGTGAGAAGTTCGCCATCTGCTCTGCGTAGCGAAGGCGCGAACGGATGCCCTTGAGGTTGGACGCGATCTCGCGCTCTCCGGCTACCAGCGCCTCGCCGCTGATCTCACGGTTTCCATAGAGCCTCCCAAGCTCCGCCTGACGGCCCTCCAGCTCCTTGATGTCCCTCTTGAGGTCCTCAACCTGCTTACGCACGGCGGCCTGCGCTTGGGCGATCTGGGCTCGGATACCGGGCTTGAGGAGTTCCGCCACAACGTTTTCGCCGACGTGGTCCTCCAACAGCTCGGCATCAATCCGGACCTCGCCGCAGCCGCCGATACCCTTCTTGTCCTTCGGGCGACAGCGGTATCCAGGCGTAACCGCATTAGTACGGGCGCCCCCGAGGTCCCATGTGCACTTGCCGCAGGTGCTGGCCCCACCAGTCAGGAGGTAGTCATACGCGGGCTCTGGGACCTTCGTGCTGCGAGCCTGCTCCCGCGCCAGAAGAGCCATGAACTCTTCGCGCGTGATAGCACCGGGGTGACCCGCATCAACGAGTTCGCCGTCATCGTCGTAGCGCAGTCCAGCGATCGCCGGGGTGCGGAACAGACGTCCAATCGACGCGTCCTTCCACTCCCCGCCGAGGGTTCCCCGGTAGCCCTCACCGTTCGCCCATACCGCAATGTCGTGGTTGGACTCATCGCTGATGAGCGCCCGGCTCACCATCAGCCGGGTCGCGTCCACTTCATCGTCACGTAGCCGACGACGTGAGGCGTCCTCGAAACCGTAGAGCCGTGGCATGCAGTGGTCCGTTCTCGTCTCGTGCGCCCGTAGCGGCCTGATCCTAGGCCAGGGCACATGTCCCAGCCATGGCCCAGCGCGACCGACAGACTCAGGGCTACACGATCACTGCACCAGTGGCGTCACCCCGAGCACTTGCCACAGTGCAGCAGTGGGGACTCTCACCGTGCCGCCCAGAGGGAGTGTCTGCACGGGGAAAGACCCCTCCTTGATCAAGTTGTAAGCCTTGTGTGTGCCGATCCCGAGTGCTCGCGCAGCCGTCACAACGTTCACGGTCGGTGGCAGCGCGAGTAGTTCCTCCAGGGTCATCGCGCTGACCCCGGAGGCCGTAGCTACAGATGCGTCCTTCGTTGTCATTCCCGTTGTCGCGTTCTCCCCCACGCCAACATGCCGTAAGGATACTCCAACACTGGAGTGTTGGGGCAAGATAGGGATTCGGTCGACATAGACCGACACAGAAGTTCCACAAGTGAAGGCCATGAAGGGGATGTTCGTGTTCGACCCCAGCTACACGCGGCGTTGCGCCTGCCAGGAGCCCGTCATAGACGAGGACGGCAGACCGCAGAAGGATGCCAACGGCAAGCTGACGATGCGCAAGATCGGCGCTAGCTGCCCGAAGCTCGAAGAGAAGGACCACGGCACCTGGCACCTGTATTTCGAGCTGGAGCCCGGCGAGGGCGGCAAGCGTCAGCGCGTCCGGCGCGGCGGGTTCGCCAAAAAGGTAGACGCCCAGCGGAAGGCGAAGGAACTATACGACGCCGCCACCGCCGGCACCGACGTACTGTCCGACGAAACGTGCGGCAACTTCTTCCTCCGCTGGATCAAGGCGAAGAAGTCCCTCGCACGCACCACTCGCCACGGCTATCAGGAGCACCTCGCCAACTACCTCGTCCCACACCTGGGACACATCAAGCGACGCGACCTCAAGGTCCGCCACCTCGACCTCATGTACAACGCGATCGACAGGGAGAACGCGGAGCGCATCCTCCACCGGCTCCGCGTGACGGAACTCCAGGAGGCTCGGGATGAGGCCCACCGGGCCTGGGTGAAGACCGCTGGCTACGCCAAGAGAGAAGAACGCCGTCCGTACCGGCAAGCCTTCCTGGAGGCCAACAAGGCTCTACGCGAGGGCCGCAGGGGCCTGCGAAAGGTCACGTCCCCCGCAACCATGCACCGCATCAACGACACCCTCAGCTCGGCGCTCACCTGGGGGATCAAGCGCGAGCAGGCATTCGCCAAGAACTGGTCGCAGCTCGTCGAGCTTCCGTCGGTCACACGGCCGAAGCCGATCGTCTGGACCCCGGAACGCGTCGAGCACTGGAGGCGCACCGGAGAGAAGCCCGGCCCGGTCATGGTCTGGACACCCAAGCAGACTGGGGAGTTCCTCGACTTCGTCAAGGACGACTGGCTCTACGAGCTGTGGCACTCATTCATCTTCAACGGCCCCCGACGCGGCGAAATGGCCGCACTGCCGTGGACCGAGGTCAGCACCGACGCGCTCTGGATGCGGATCTCCCAGCAGATCGTCGAAGTCGCCTACAAGCTGTACGGCGAGGCGCCGAAGGCCGACAGCGTCCGTACCGTGACGCTGAGCCTGGAGTCCACCGACAACCTGGTGAGCTTCCGCGCGAAGCAGGAGCAGAAGCGCCAGGAGTGGGGCGATGCCTACGTCGAGACCGGCCGCACGTGGACGCACGAGAACGGCGAGGCGCTCCACCCCGACTGGATCTCCCGACGCCTCGCCCGTCTCGTGGAGCTGTCCGGCCTTCCGCCCGTCCGTCTCCACGACCTACGCCACCTGGCCGCCACCCTGTCCCTGCTCGCGGGCAATGACATCAAAGTGGTCCAGGAGAAGCTGGGGCACTCCTCGCGCCAGATCACTTCCGATACCTACACCAGCGTGCTGCCCGAGATGATGCGTGCCGAGGCCGAGTCGGTCATGGCCGTCGTCCCCCGCGAAGTCCCCTTCAAGGTGCACACGCCGCTGGAGATCCCCAAGACGGCTTGGCAGGGCGACGTCGCCGTCTTTTTCGCCCACGGCGCGCGCCAGGCGGGTGAGGACTGGTCCGTAGGCGCCCAGACCCTGCCCGACTCCGATCTCCTTGGCCTGGTCACCCTCGCCGGCCGGGGCCAGGACGACGCCGCCAATGCCGCCGTGAAATGGATGCGCGATCACTGCACGAACAACGACCTAGAGCTGGTCCGGATCGAGAACTTCAACGACCAGTACCAGGGAGATCAGCGCCAGGAGTTCGCCCTCCTCCGCTTCACGATCGCCCGAACGGAGACTCCGAGCATCGCGGGGTGGGACACCTCGCGCCCCGCTCCTCTCCGCCGCAACACCAGGCAGAAGAGGGCTCGTTCACGCGCCGCGTGACCTGCGTCCAGAATTTGTCCAGACGATCATGAAATCATGATCACGACAGGGTCGCCAGGACCCTCAACTCGCCCGACCCTCCAGCGAAGTTGCTGGTCAGAACGATTCTGCGTGGGCAATGCAGAGTGGGGCGGGTGGGACTCGAACCCACGGCCGACGGATTATGAGTCCGCTGCTCTAACCGGCTGAGCTACCGCCCCATTACGGCGCGTCGCGCACATTTGTACGCGCCGTCTGCCGCAGCATAGCCGC